AGCTAATTCAGGAGACCATTGTGCTCTTAGTTTTCTTTCTGTCACAGATACTGTAACTGACTCAAGGTCGAAAGAAACTTCACCAATTTTGTCTTCGAATTCTAACTCTTCGTAACGTCTCCATGCTGCTGCGAATGAAGTACCTGAAGCAGCTGTCTCGATTGTAGTACCAGTGTAACCATCTAAAGATGTTGCGTCACAGTTAGCACATACAGGACAAGATAAGTCAACTTCTAAGTAGATACAACCTTCTACGTCACATACATCATTAAACGAACCACCGTTTCCTGCAGGTTTGTTACCTGAAGCACCTGGCCAGTTAGTTTGAGTTGTGTTGTAGTTAGGTGCAACGATACCTTGACCGTATTGTTGAGTAACAACTCTGAACAATAACGCTCCAGTTGATACTGTACATGGTGAATCGTCAGCAACAGTTAAACCATTACCTGTGTAAACTACCAAGTCAGATAAGAAAGACTCAGTGTCGATTTCTGAACCGTCAGGACCAATCATTTTACCAGTACCTGCTTGTGCGAAACCACATAATTTAACGATAACTTTTCTTGTGTTACCTGAAGGGATAATTTCACCTTCACCGATTTCTGCGTTCACTAAAGAACTACCTTGCCAAGCTTGGATTACTGTGTTTGCAGTAATAGCAGACCAACGTCCTTTAGAGTAGTCAAATAATCCTGGTGGGTCTAATGCAGGTTCGCTACCTTCGTAGAATAAATCGTAAAGATTTTTCGTGAAAGCTCCGCTACCTTCGTAACCAGCGTTAGGATTACCAGGGTAGTTACCCGGAGAACCTACAGGTGCGTAGTGGTCACCACTCATTGTAGATGCAGTTGCACCTGAGTAACCTTGGATTTTAGGTACGAAGTAGAACAATTTACCGATAGGTAAGTTCATTGCTTGTACTGTTACAAGGTCGTTCGCTAACAATTTAGAGAAAACACGTCTAACGATAGGGAATACAACAGTTTCGAATGAACCTGATGAACCGTCAGCAGTTGCCTCGTTAATTAAGAAAGAAGCTTGGTTTTCATATAACTGAGCTACGTTCTCTTTTAGGTGGCCGTTAAGACCTTCTAGGAATCCTAATTTATCCCATTTGTTGATAGTATCTTCTTTGATAACTTTAAGGTGCTTAAGACCGATGTTACCAACAAGACCTGATTCTAATAATGCTCCCATTTTAGTATTGTTTTGTTTTTATTTTTTAGTTTATTTTTATTTTAATTTAGCCATTAAGTCTTTCATTCTTAAGAATTGAGGATTTTCATAAGTTTTTGACTCAATCAAATTAATTGATGAACCTGTAGATTGTACGTTTTCAATTTTACGTTCAATTGATTCATTAATAGATTGATTGTTATTAGTCGTAGTTGAAAGTTCTTCTTTGATTGACTTGTATAAATTCTTAGACTCTTTAAGAGTTTCAACACTATCAAATCTTCTCAAGATGTTAATTTTTTCTTGTTTAGATGTTGAATGTTCAGTAAACAATCGAGTTGCGTAAGCCAAATTAGAATTGAAAACCGCTACTTCGTTTAATTTATTTCTGAACACGTTAAGTGCTTTTCTGTACTCTTCATTTTTTTCTCTAAGAACCTGTAATTCTACACCATCAACATTTTCTTTGATATTGATATTTGCTTTAGAGTGAGCTCTTGGTTTTGGTAAACCACCCTTTCTAAAGTTAGAACCATTACCTAATGTTCTTGATGCCTCTTTTGTCTCGACCTTTTTAACAGTTTTCGCTTTACCGTCAAGGTTCTCTCCTTCTTTGTATTCAAACTTAGCTTTACCTGTACCCATAGTTTTGTTAGCGTTTTTCTTAACAGTTTTAAATCCGCCTTCCATGTTAGGTTTGTTTGAATATATTTTTTTCTTTGGTGAACCCATTCCGACACCCTTAGGTTTTACAGACATTTTAGATTCCATAACTTCAGAACCATCTTCTGCGTATAATTCCTCATACTCTTCTTCAAGTTCATCGTCATACATTTCGTCAAGTTCTTCGTCAGATTCTTCAGAATTAAATTCGATTTCGTAAATGATTGTGTCATCTTCATCACCCATACCATATTCGTCTTCCTCTTCTAATTCATCTTCGTCTTCGAATTCAAATTCTTCAGACTCGTCTTCATCATCAGCAAAAACTTTAGATATGATATCGTCGATGTTTTCATCTTCTTCCATCATTCCTAATTCGTCAGACTCGTTCCATTCTTCACCTAACTCATCTTCCATTCCAAAATCAAATTCAGCTTCTTCACCTTCACCAACAATCATATATTCTTTATCAGAATCTTTAAGATTGATGTTTCCGGATTCGTCTTTGGTAACCACGATATTATCTTCAGGTCCCATTAAGCTAAATACTCGTAAGATTTCGTCATCGTCGTCTTCACCTGTAAGGTCAATTGTGTCTTCATCATCACCCATATCGTCGATGTTATCTGCGTCCATATCCATACCTTCTTCGTCGTCTTCCATTTCTGGTTCTTCCATTTCAGGTTCTTCCATTTCTGCATCCATTCCAATCTCATCATCTTGTTCAGTAAGAGATTCTTTTACTAGTTCTTTGATTTCTTCCTTCATAGTAGAAGCAAGTATTCCTTTTGCATTCTCGGCAACAGCTTCTTCCAAATTTTTCATTTGGATGATTGCCTCCTCAACTAAAGATTTTTCTTTCGCCATGCGTTTCTTATTGTTTTTGTTATATAAATATATCCCACTATCAAAAAAGTTATAATTAAGACTTATTTGATAACGGGTTTTTTATTTATATATAAATATTACCCAAATGACAAAAAATAAAAAAAGGGGTCAAAAAGACCCCTTTATGTAAATTATTGAAAATTAAAATTTAATTTAATCTATCACCTCATCAATTTTACTTTCAACAATTGCGGTGATTCTCCAATCCTGTGTATAGTTCTCGTAAACCTTAGTTACCTTCGCTTCTACGTCTGTGGGATTGTATCCTCTAACCAACTTCTCTTCTCTGAGTTTCTTAATTTTACCTGAATTCTCGTCAACCAAATCAGTGGTTACTTTTGCAATGAAATATTTTTCGTCCATAATTTAAATTTTTTAATACCCTAAATAATCGTTCAATTTTTTCATTAAGTCAAGTGATTTGTTACCATTTTCACCAACTTGTCTTTGTACTTTCATTTTTTGTTCTTCCTCAAGATTTTCTTCAAAGTTAAATCTCTCTTCTGGTTGACTGAATAAATATGCTCCCGGTGTTGATGGTGATGAAACTAAGTCAAAACAGATTAATTCAAAATCATCTTGTACTTCATTTTGTTCACCAACTTTTTTAAGTGAACCAACTCCTCTTGACGAGATACCTAATGTAACCCCCTGTCTTAAGTAGTTAGCTGCCATATCACCTTTGGTTGATACTATACCTCTTTCATGGAAACCAGGACTTGTTAATAGTTTTAATTTACCCATTAACACAGGTCCTTCCCACCATATCTCAGTAATTGCATGAGATACTCTGTCAAGGTCAATTAATGATGATTCAGGGTGGTTTAACTCAGAAAGAGCAACTCCTTTATCAATCATTTTTTTGTAGTTATCGGCTTCTCTTTTTAAGATACGCTCAGGGTATATTCTTCCGTTTCTATTGGGGGTATTATATTTTTGTAGTACCGCGTAAAACTCAAATGGTTTTGAGTGGTCCATCATCCCTTTAGATTCTCTAATCAGAGTTGCGTTATGCTCCTCTTTTGGTGATATATATCCTGCATCGTATTCTACCAAAATACCTTTACCAATCTCAGTAGGATTTAAAATTCTTAAACTCATATCAAATGTTTTCTAAATAAATATCAAACATTCTCTAATTGTAGTAAATCTTCCTTTGTTTTACCTTTTTTAGTCAAATAAAAATTAAAGTAATCATTCCCCATAAAATTCTCGTCAACAATTCTTTGTGTGATGTTTTTAAGTGCGTCCTTAACTTCTTTTGACTTAAAATCTACTTCTTCAGGTATTAAATAAAAATTTACTTCTAAATTCATAAATGATTTTTTACCCTCTGATATACCACTAGACCTTAAATCTAAATCAACTATAAACTTATTATCAAACAATTCAGTGTCGACTGACTCGTATATGGAGTGTTTTATGGCTCTGCTCATATTGAGAACTGTCCGTGTCCAATTTTCACATTCTTTAATAGGTTCTACCCATGTTTGGATGTTTAGATAAATGGACTTTAAATTAACCGAATCAACTGTTCCATAAGTTACCTTAGCAAAATTGAACCCATGAATGTGAGAGGTTTTTCCTTTTTTCATTAATACTCATAATTTCCCTGTTTATTTTTTTAAAAATATAGGAATATTTACTTATATAGTCAAAAACCTAATTTAGAAAGAAATATGTTAATAGTTAAAGTAGAAAACCATTCCAGTTTGGAGAAAGCCTTGAAAATATACAAAAGCAAGGTGATTAAGACAAGACAGAGTTCTGAATTGAATAATCGTAAGGAGTTCGTTAAAAAGTCTGTAAAGAAAAGACAACAGCTTATGAAAGCGAAGTATGTTCAGAAAAAATTTAAATCTAATAACGATTAAATATTTTCGCTAAGATTCTTTAATTTGAAGTACGATAGTTTATCGTATTTTTCTGATATTACTTTATTCAAAGTCTCCTCAATTCTTGATTGAGTCGATTTGTCAGATTCTGAATTTTTCATTTCAATCAATTTACTAACAACACTTTCTTTGATTGTGTTAAACTCACCTTCTAATTTATCATCGTTTTCAGATAATAGTTTAGTTAACTCAGCTTTTTCAGATTCATTTAACGAATCAATATAATTAGTAATTGTTTTGTTAGCAACATTAACCATAGTACTTATAGGAATATTAACAGATTCCTTAACCACATTAGGTTTTTTCTTTAATGTTTCAGAAATAATTTTTTTACTTTGGATTCTGTTCTCGATTGCTAAGATATTAGCACTAAACAAATTATCAATAACTTCGTAGTTATTATTAACTTTTGGGGTACCTACCCAAGAAATGATTTTATTAATTTCATTACTAGTAATCTTGTTAAGAGTGTTTTCGTAGATAGTAACACTCTCATTAATGTAATCATTAACAATTTCAGTGTGAAGTCCTTTATTTGATGATAAGTCATCATATAGGTAGTATAATTTAGAGACATTTTTATTCTCTAAAACTAACTTTTTAAAGTTCTTCATCTCCTCTTTAAATGTTCCTTTTTTGTAAGATTCTAAAAGGGTGTGTTCTATTCTTGTTTTAATAATTCCAAAGTTCATCATCGTGTTTTTATAATAAATATCAATCTTTTAGAAGTTTACTTAATTGTTCTTCCATAATACCCAAAGAATTTTTTGCTCTAGATAAATCGATAAAGGAATCTTCCTCAAATAAACCCTCAGATTCTAATAATATATTTAAATTATCCCTGTCTACAGATTCAGGAGCCAATTCAGGTCCTCCACCTTCTGATGGTGGTGGTGGCGGTGGTGCTCCACCCCCCAAGTCACCCCCTAAGTCACCCCCCATGTCTCCACCTGGAGGTGGTGGTGCTCCTGCTCCACCAGCGTTTTCAGTAGAGCCAGATTT